AGCGTGTATTTCATCATTCATTCCCACGGTGTGCGCGGTGAACGCAATGTCTATAAACGCCCTTACAGTTGCGTTTCCGCCTGTTCCTGAGCCGGTTAACTCAAATTCAAAGTATTCTGGCGACTTTACGAAAACTGCGAATACATTATCAAGAGCAGTAGCATCGCCGGAAGTAAACTCGACGCCCGTTGTCTGCCCGGTTGATAATCCATGTCCTGCTGAAGCATAAACAGTAACCACATTATTCTCCCACGTATATGTATCCGAAGACGCAACTCCTGAATAGGTAGACGCCTGAGCCGGGAGACTGGCATAGGTCGCGGCTTGCTCGTATAACTCCCCGAATTGAAGAATTCCGCCTGGTAGCGCTTTACACACGTTCAGCCTTCTGTCGGTAGCGCCCCAAGCATCTCCAACGTCCGTATGATTCCAGTTATATATGGCTGGCCAGAACTCATATTCCGCAGAACCTGGCGATGTTTCAACCCAAGCCCCTGGAGCTATTTGTAAAGTGGAGCCGTTTGTAGGAGTATTTATTTGCTGCCCTAAAACACCTGTTGTATTAACTAAAAAAAACTTGTTACCTCTTATAGTATGTTTACCTATTCTGGGTACGGTGATATTCGAAGCCGCGTCGTGAGCTATCTCAATCCAACCCTGATCGTCGGGAGATGCTGCCGAAGCGCCTATGCCAGTTAATGCTCCTGCTGAATAGGACCCACCAGTTACTTCCCTGAATTTCAAAAAGCCGGTTGAAGGCATCGCTGCCCCGACTGCCGTGGGGCCTGAGTTCACAGCGGCCCAAACTCCGAGTAGATAGCCCGATACGCCGCCCTGTGTTACGCTCGTCCCAATTGCCGGGACGTTGCCTGATCCTGAATTAAACGCCATCCAGCGTGTCGTAGCAGAAGTCCAAACGTAAGAACCTTCATTTATCGTCACGGCGCCAAGTGATCCAAGCATAGAAGCTGGGGCATTAGCGTGAACGCGGCTATCCGTTCGAATCGTGAGAGATCCGCCGGAATTGATCGTCATGGCCTCACCAGCGGTTCTGGAAGCATCTTCAAGATAAACGGATGTTGTTATAATTGCCATTAGCTTAATATCTCCGCTGCTCGACCCTGCAAGAGAATCCCTGCAAATTCAAAAAGAGGCAAAGCCTCCCGCAAATTGGGATCATTTAGACATATTTCTTCTGCAAGGCGAAAACTATCCAACCATACCTCAACGGTGGTATCTGTCTTGGCCAACTCATATATTAAAACTTTTTCAGACAGTGTGAACCTTGATAAAAATTTAATCTTACTCATCCAGCGTGATGTGTTTTTCTCAATAAAAGCAAGTGAACCGCCATGCCAATAAAATTTAGACATGTCTGGAATATTTCCCTCACGGCATAAGATCAATTGACCACTACCTGCTTCAATAAGTTCGGTGGACACCTGGACAAGCTGACCGTCAAATTGGTTTGCCAAAACGTAGTACGTCATAAACTTACCATTTCCCTTTGAATATCTATAAGATTAGAATCATTATCATAAATCATAGTTTTAATTAATCTTTTATTATTAATGACATCATCGGTTTGCACACTTAAAACATCACCACTTACGGGATCATAATCAATTATTCTTTCAAACAATAAAGATCCACTGGTTTTTTCGGAATATACATCTATTCCTACTAATATTCCATCGGTGTCTAAAATTGGAATTCTTCTACTGATTGGGTAATTTGGATTTAACATTCTATCAATATCAACGAAATTTGTTGTACCGGGAGGGCCTTGTGGTCCAATTTCTTTAATAACTAAAGTTGTTACAACTTCGTTTGTAGTCAAAAGTGCCGTTGGAGATGGAACTGGAACTTCGGAAACAACAACAGTCTCCGCAGGAACAACAAGAACAGATGGTTTATCTTCCACCACAAATACTGTGTGTTGTTCAGAGACAATCACAGTGGTTACTGTTATATTTTCGGTGATTACTAAAGTATCCATAAGTCCTAAACAGAAGCTACCATAACAGCTTCCCCGAATTGTTTAAACACAACTTCTTCTACACTATTTGAAAGGAATACGTTGTACACTCCAACTATGTTCTTTTTATCAGCACATAAGGTTGAAGTATCTTCATTATTTATATAAATTCTCCATTCAGAAGCAGTTACATAAATACCTGTGGGCCCGTCGGCAGCCCAAGCAGAACTTTGAAATGGCAATTCTAACAGCGGAATTTCACTTTTAAGTTTATCCTTAATTGCACCACTACCAGTGAAATCGGTGAGAACTATATCCACTAAATCTGGAGCAACTCCGGTTTTCAGCGAATAAGACTTATCAAAAGTACCGCCTTGATATATTATTATTGGGACTTCAACGGGCACACAGTTCATGTCAAACCTCTACTTTCTTTTCTTGAGTGCAGGTTTCTTCAAAACAGGAGCTTCTGGTTTTGACTCACCGCTTACTGAATCAGTTTCTTCAGTAGTAGAAGCTTCATTTTGATCTGTAACAGATTCTCCGCTCTCTCCGTCAGTCATGTTCCCGATGTTATCAGAGTCATTCGAAACTGTATGAGATCCCTCTTTTTCAGGAGTTGGAGGCTTTGGATCTTCAATACGAGAAGTGATGGTGGAATGACCTTCTTCTTTTCCAGGGGCATTGATCTTTCTTGCAGTTTCTTTCTTACCATCTTTGTGGATGATGAGAACTTTGGATCTTGTGACGAATTCTTTTTTGATATCTGAAGGCAAATCATCCGCAGTTTCACCTTCAAAAATGGTACCACTTGGAACTACTGTACCGTCCGACATTTTCAAATAACAAGTCAATTCTACTTTAACATTCATTTTAATCTGCTCCTTTAACATTACGTGGTTTTGTTTTTAATTACCGTTGCAAATCTGCATCATCTAAAGGTATTGTAATAATTAACACAGCCTTAAGACCAACACATTTTCGTGGGAATGTGTTAGAACCTTCGTTCCAAGACAAAGTATCAGAAAAACCAGAAGAATTGCCATAAATATTGAAGGCCTTCAATGTGAATTCATAAGTTTTCTTTTTATCAAGAGTGGTCGGAAGTAGAAACTCAGTTTTGGAAGTCTGTCCCAATTCTTTAAAATCCACTTCCCCAGGAGAACGCATATACATTTTATAATAATCTGCGTCTGGATTGACTTCCCATTTTAAAGCTGTCTGAGCATAAAGTGGAGATACTAACAGCAAAAGCAAAAGAATAAACATTAGTATATTGGTAAGATATTTCACAGAAAGCTCCTTTATGATACGAATATGGCGGGGAAATAATTCACCCGCCATATCAGATTTAATTCACGGGTTGTTGCTATTTTACCGTGATAGTGTAAGTAGTCATGGGGAACATGATGACCGGGAGACATTTGTCCTGAACACGAACGTATGTTCCATCGGGATCCCATTCATCTTTGCTGTCAAGGTAACGGCCCCATTTTCTCTCAAGTCCGAACGGAGCAGAAAGAACTTTACCGATCTTCTGACCTTCAAACATGTCAGAGAACAGGAGGAACTTGTCATCTTCAATGAATTTCTTTTTCATCCCGACTTTACCAACGGCTCTTTTCACTGATCTTGAGTAAGCAGAAGCCACGGTTGCAGTGCTGTTCACTTTGTCAATGGAGTTGATGATACGATCTTCCCATGAATTCACTTTGGAAAGGTCGTAAACACGAAGGGTTCCACCGACTTCATAATCAGTAACGTTATCAATGGGGATAACGGTAGTAGAACCACCAGTAATATCACCCGTCAGCCAACCAGTGATTTCGTAAAGATCATCAACAAGTTCAAGCGGACCGACGCCGAGAAGCATACCGATAACGGCTGAAGGATTTTTGAAAAGATCTCCCTCACCGAAGGCGCTTTTGGCAAGAAGTCCCTGGACTTTTGTGTCAAGCATGAGCATTTTCAGAACTGAAGTGTTACAATATGCTTTAAGATCTGACTGGGAAAGACCTGCATCATTTGCAAGAACTTCTTTTGCATCGAAGATGTCCTCAACTGCATTTCTGTTTGCACCATCAGACCATTTACGATCTGAAACAAGTGTCAGAAAATGAGATTCAGGAATCCCGTAATTGATGGTGAATCTCTGTCCACCATTTTTGAGGTAAGTGAAACCACCGTCAATAAGAGCTTTTGCAACCATCCAATCTTTTCTTCTCTCACAACGATAGTCAAGACGGCTGATGGCAGATGCCAGGCGCTGAGAAGCCTGATGATGTTGAGTGGTTCCAGGTTTCCGCATGTTGTTCAGGAACACTTCATCGAAAAACATCTTTTCTTTGAAGTAGGCTGCACTTGCAGAACCTTCTCCAACACCGTCGATTCCGACGAGAGGAGCAGGAGCACCAGGAGCCACGAAGGGAGTCATGCCAGTACTTGAGTACTCAACTTCCCATTTGATTTTGTCCGAATCGTTTTTATCGTCGGGCAGAATGCCTGAGAAACGGCTAACTTGCCGTTTGGGAAGCATACTGATGAGTCCGTTAAGGACTGCGTGTTGTAATTCTTTAATTCCCTCAGAACCTTTCATATTCTGTTTCCTCCTTAATATCTTTCAGTTTGATTTGAGTTTATTTCACAATGATGTACGGAGCATCATCAATGACACCGAGATCTGTGATCGCACCAGCATCCATCGTAGTAAGTCTGTTTTTGTACAGAACTGCATTTGAAAGCAGAATTGAAACAGGAGCACCGACACCATCAGCAAGACCAGTATCCACGTCAATATCAAGGATGCAGTTTGCTTTCAGACCACCAGTGAATGCTCCACCAGACAGGTAAATGTTTGCAGAGTTTGCGACTGTGAACAAAGCATCACCGAGTACAGTGGTGAATGTCACCCGACCAAACCACGTACCCTGTGTCAAGTTAACAGCCGTGATCAGACCACCATCGTGATAAGCAGGAGCACTTGCATTGTTTCGAACAAGGAAAACAGATTTTCCCACAGCAAAGGGGCCGATCTGAGAAAGAGGAACATCAATGTAGTTGGCACCAGAAGCAATGTTTGCTACTGCGAAAGCTCTGCCAGGGACCGTTGTGTTGAGATGATCAGTTCCGGGATACGGAAAAAGTTCACCCGTAGCATATGCTTTTGAAAGAACGGTTCCAGCTTTAACAATACCAAAACCTTTCGTTAGTGCACGATCAATGATGAGGGCTTTTTCCCGATCACTGTGGTAAATGGGATCGAGTCCCCGTCCCTCAAACGCCGGGTTGAACTGGGCATTCGAACCTTTTAAAGTATTAGTCTCCATATCACTTTTTCCTTTCTATAAATGGTTATTTGTTTATTTTGCTTTGTTGATTATTTGGCAGCCGCTTCTGGATTGATAAAAGCAAGAAGGGCATTCACCGTTTCATCTGTTTCTGCATCATCTTCTTGATGATTGTCAGTGCGCTGACCAGAACCCATGAAGTAATCGCTTTTTGTGGAATTGGAAGTACCAACGATTGCTTTCCAGTCCTCGAATTCCTTCGCAAGGGAGGCTTTGTATTTTTCTTCATCCAGGCCTGAATCCGTAACAAAGGAATTGTGGTCTTTCTGCACTTTTGTTTTGATTCTGTCAGGAAGTTTTGTTGTAGCAAATGCAGAATCGAAAATGGCATTGGCTTTTGCCGTGATTTCTTTTTCTTTGTCCATTGCTGCCCGTTTAGCATTATCAGCTTCAAGGGCTTCAATACGCTGAACTGCGGCTGCTGAGGCTTTTGCATCTGCATCAAGTTTTGCTTGAAGTGCTGCATTCTCTGCTGCGGCTGCGGCGGCTACAGTGGCAAGTTCGGTGTGTTTTGCTGTCAGAGCATCAAGGGATGTCTGAAGTTCAGAAACAGCCTGCTTGAACACTTCGGGATGTTTTTCCTTCAATTCGTTCAAATTCATTTTACTTTCTCCTTCATTAAATGAGTTTTCAGTTTTTATTCCGGTATCTTCAAGAAATTCATTATAAGGTTTGACCTCATCGATCATCCCTGCCTTTAAAGCTTCGGAGGCCATTAAAACACCACCTCTGCCAAAATCCGATTTAACTTTTTCAACACTGACATTCCTATTTGCTGCCACTGTTTCATAGAACACAGAAGCCATGGCGTCAAGTGTTTTCCTGATTTCTTTCAAACCTTCTTCAGAATCAGGATCCATAATCTTGTTCGGTGAATCTGTATTTACCACCTCAACAAAATCATCATCTTTATTCTTTCTTCTCACAGAAGCAATGACGCCAATGCTTCCGTGCATTGACATCTTATTTCCGTAAATCTTATCAGAGGCACTGGAAATCCAGTAACAAGCTGAACAGTTTTGACCCATAACATAAGTGTTAAAGGGTTTACTGTGGGTTGCTTTCAACTCGTTTATCAAGTCTGAAGTTTCAGAAACACCAAGAACATTACCACCTGGGGAAGAGGCAATGTTGTTTACTGATTCAACATCTTCATTCTCGTAAAGGGCTTTCAGTTCTTTTTGGTATTCAGAAAGAGCAGTACCTACACCAATGTACTCAGTTACAAAGTTTGGTTCCGGAAAAATCGGACCGGTGAGATAGATGAATCCCACGTTCCCGTGTATTGCTGAGTATTTCTTTCCACCTTCTTCTTCATAACCAGGGCGGATTGCAGTAATACCATAACTGTTTCGAATTACTTTGATAAGTTCATCTTCACTCTTGGTCTTGTTTGCCTCAAGCAAAAGGTTGAATCCTTTCAACCATTCCGACTCGATCAATATGTTTGGACCAGTGAAAAGTTCTTTTAGCGTGGTTGATATGTGCATTGGGGTCTCCTTAAATATACCTAATTTAAAAAGTAATATACGGCATAATTGACTATATTGTCAATAATTTATTTAGCTTCCTTCTTTTTATCAGGAACTTTTTTCTCTATCTTTTTCTTTGTGGGCACTTTATCATCTTGATTTTCTTCGTCATTCTCTTCATCCGGTGTGCCATTGTTCTTCTTAAACTGAGTGTTACCAAATTGTTTTTGAGAAATGGCGGCCTCAGCGGCAAGTGTTGCAGGAAGAACTGGAAATAAATCATCTTCTTCCGCTAACTCATACCTGTGATTGTTATAAGATTGAAAACCAAGAGCTTGAGCGATTAAACGTCTTGGTATACCAAGAGATTCGATAACACTCTGATGGTTAACTCCAAGTAAAGCTTTACACTTACTTTCAATATCTGTGATTTCAGATTGAGGAAACAAGAAATCCAACAGTTTGAAAGTTTCAACTGTGACATTTTTATACTTACCTTTCTTGTCCTTAAAATCTACAACCTTTTTGTATGAATAGGTTTCTTGAACTTTCTCTCCACCGCTAAGAATCGAAGCAAGATGAATAATAGACCTCCACAAATCATACCTCAAAAACCGTGAAAAGAACTCAAGATCATCTTTGGTTCTATCTGCTTGTGGTCCCCTTGAAGCTTTGATTCCAGAGAATGTGTCACCTTTTGTCTGACCAGTAACCATATCTTCCGGTTTATTTAGACCAGAAGTAACCATGTGCATGATGTCAGTGTCTTGTTCTGAGATCGAAGCAAGCTTTGGGTTCTCGCATTTGAGTTTGAAACCGGGTGGCAAAATTAACTGTCCTCCAGGAACTTTCTTCTGAAAAAGACCAGTCTTTGCTTTCTCATCATCAGGCATCTTCATGAATGATCTGAATGCTTGGGCATTATCGACTTCAACAACCCACAAATAACTTCCACTTGACTTCTTGTGATCGATTTCCCACTTCTTCAGGTTGACATAGTGCATGATCCATTCAACAGTAGTTCTCACATGTGAACTGTTTCTCTTGGTCAAGTACCCACGATCCCAAGAAACAATAAAGGTTTCAAATCCACCAACCTTTTTATATTCCTTCTTTGCCGTATGTCCGTATATGTCTTTTCTGTCAATGTTATGGAACTTGATGGTATCTTCGAGAGCTTCTGGATAGTACGAAACATAAATAGACGGAATCAGCTTCTTCTTTGCAGAGATCTTAGTACTATCTGTAAACTCATACAGGATGGGCCATGTACCTTTTACTGGATGATGATATATTCCGGAACAAGCATCCCCACCGTCACTTAATGATGAACAGTCCATAAAATCCACTTCAACAAATCCATCTTTGTGAGCAGATAAAGCCAGAAATAGTTCCCCTTGAATCTCTGACCGTGCTGCCCACTTCGGTATAAACTTGTATAATTCGTTTCTGATATCATAAATGATCTCATCCATGAATGTCCGAACTTCTTGATTCATCGAAGTCATTTGAAAACCAGCACCAGTAAGAGTTCCCATGAAGTCTCTCACATGAGAATTGATCTGTGGATTTTCTTCAAAAAGACTCCAACAAAGCTTCTGAATCTTCGAAACGTTTCTGGATAACAGACTTGTAATATTGGCTGGAACATCAATCTCAAAACCATCAGCATCAACTTCTGGTCTTGTCATGAAATATGACATAGCTGAACCCATAGAATAAATCTGTTCATCTGTCATTTCATCAACTATTTCTGCAACCGAAAGATTTCCACTTTTTACTTCAGAAGCAAGGTCATAACGTTTTAGATCCTTTTTACCTATTTCAATTCGTTTGTATCCCATCTTAGTATTCTCCTATTAACTCTTTATTTGGTGTGAATATTCCGAAAATTTCACTTCTTTCCCGCACTCTGAAATTGTTAGAAGTGAGCATCCTTCCTCCATATATTGACCAACAAAGCATGTACATAAAGTCATCCTGTACACCATTATACGCATTTTTAGTGGAAGAACCAAAGAATTTATCCTTAGCGTTATGTTCAAAGTTCTCGGCTTCTTCTAAAAATATGTTATCCTTCTTAGAACCTCTAACCGATAACTCTGGAGCTTTGTATCTTCCTTGACTGATCAAAGTGAATACTTCAGAAAAACCTTCTCTCTGTCTATCATATGTTGGAGCAATTGGTTCAAAGGTTATATTATTTGTCTCACACCAATTTCCCATATCCCACATACCCCAACGTTCAGAACATAGAGAATCAATCCCGTTATACTCATCATGGACCCTTTCCAAAAACATTTTAATTGAATCAATGTCAGAATAAACAAGATGTTCCACATGACCGAGAAAATAAATATACTTTGAAGCCTCTGAATTGTAGTCAAAAACATAATTGGAACTTCTTGAACCAGGTAAACCTTTAAGAACCACACCAGCAATAGTTCTTGCACCTCTTGCAAGATCTTTCTTTTCTGGATCTGCTCTATCGACTCCAGCTTGGACACACCAGTTTGTGTCATATAAATCAGAAAGTTTTTTAAGTTCATCCATAGTAATACCTCTTGGCTGGTAATATTCTGTGGACAAACTATACAAACTTGACACTGGAATCAGAGGTTCCATTTGACTCTTGGTCAAGTCAAACCTTTGTTCTGGTGTCAAATTCTCATTATCTTCAATTGTAATACAGTTTTGCATGATCTGCACAACCTTACTCTGTTCTCCCAAAACACCGTTATACCCAGCGTGCAGAGTAGCCATGATGTTTGCTTTATTGAAGTAGGTTGTTGATGCAGATTCCCAAGTATTTCTGAAATACTGATTAAACTCACCAATCGGAAACTTCCCCCGATAAGAATCCAATTGCTGCTGAGTCATTTCAGGGTTCCAGTAGTCTTTGGAATCTGCATCCTTACTCTGTCTGTGTGAGAAATAAATGGTAGGGTCAGTGCCTTTACGATACAAAGTGTAAAGGTTATATAATATGTGATCTTTCGTTGAAACGGTACTATCAATACATCCGAGAGCATTTGGAATATTACGAATTGAACCATCCAACTGAGTGAAGAACTTTGGCTTTTTCATATCGAATATTTCAGAGAAAGTATAACCAGAAATATTCGATACGATACCAGAGAAAGAGGATATACTTCGCACAAAAGATACAACCTTATTCCTTGTATTCTTCATGGAGATTTGTTTTTCTTGAATATTCCTTTCACCGATAATAGCAAGCAACCGAGGAGAATTCAGAATAATGTCCCTCATAATATCAAAATGAACGAACTTACTCTGGTCTTTACTGTTGGCACCAAGCATTATTTTCTGGGAAGGAAAAACAAAAAACTTCCATAACTGAATCAAGCAAACAAAAGCAGACTTACCTTCACCACGCATCCAACAAAGAACAATAAGTTTATATTTTAAACGACCATTCTCTTGAAGAACCAAACATTCCCTTGAAATACGTTTGAACTCATCCCACATATCATAAGGTGAACGTCCAGTTTCTGGATTCGGTTCTTTAGAAAGATGAACCATTGGTCTATAAGCAGGAACACCATCAACGAAGATTTCAACTGATACCTCAAAATCCTCAACCCACTGAATAAAACCCTCAGCACCATTCCGATAAATCTTATTGCTTTTTCTCTTACCATCTTCAGTTCTACAAGAGATCTTTAACTTCGGCTTCTCTTTTTTCTCAAGTTCTATCCTCTTCCACTTAGACATTAAGATCACCTATACGTATTTTTTGAGGTAAGTTCTGAACGTTTCCATGTTAAACATTTTACCAGGACATGTTTTACTTTTCTCAAAATCCCGATGACCCATAACAAACTGAACCGGAACTTTATACTTTCGGCACAAAGCAGCCACATGTTTTGCACCAAAATCATACAGTTTTTCAGATGGTGAAGCACTTTTGAAATCACCAACGAAACAAACACCAAGAGAATGTGAGTTCATATGACCAGCAGAACAGTGGGCACCAGCTATTTTCTCTGGACGACCAACTAACCACTGCAACTCTTCACCAACCAATTCAATACCGAAATGATAACCGATATCATTCCACTTATTCACTTCTTTATGGTACTTACGAATTGCTTCCCAACTCTTGCTTCCACTGTCTTTAGTATCTGAACAGTGGATGATAATGTGTGTCACTTTTTCCATTTCTAATCTCCTCTACTGTTTTAAATCTCGTTCATAAATCGTTTGCCGAAGATACACAGCAAGATCTAAAGACTCTTGGTACGCATCCACCAAAGCATCACGGCCATTAAATCCTTGCAAAGATGTTCCATACTTAGCAGCACCAATAGAATCCCTTTCTTTCATATCTGAAATAACTAAATCCCAGATATGAGGTAAATCATTTCTTACTGATCTCGGTTCTTCTTTGTTCAAACTTCTTGAACTCACGGCATCCCTCCCTCTCCAATCATTTCATCATAATAAGAACTATCTCCATTCAAAAAGTTATCTCGTTTAATAACTTTACCTTTACTATCAACCAAACTACCACCAGACTTAACACCAAAATCAACAAGCATCGAATCAATCTGTTTGATAGTTTCTCTCATTTCCTTCATAACAGGATCAATTCCCTTCATATGACGAACACGACCATTACTCATATGCTTCTCAATCTTCAAGTCAACTAAGGAATTA